AGTGATTATAAAAGAATAATGTATATCTAACAAATACGTTTCGTTCTTATCAAAGGATATATTTTTGAACTGGTTTAAATCATCCGTATCAAGACAAATAGAAAGAGTTATATTAGGAGGAAATGTTACTACTAAATTAAGAGAGGATTTAAGAGCAGCATAATACAATGCAGGAATAACCGAATAATTAAAAGCCGGTTCTAGTAATCATATCTTTCTAAAATCATATATAGAATATAGAGATAACTTTTTATTAACAGATGAAAGATATTAAAGGAAGATAGAGGATGAGACTTATACGACTAAAAAGAAGTTACAAAAAAACAATAATGACACTCCCGAGGGATAAGAACTGTTATTAAATTATTGGGATAAGTTACCATTACATTATTTAGACATTTTTGACGAATCAGAATTTTAAATAAAGAATTTAAAAGATTACAACTTCCCAGCTGTTATGAGTATACCAATAGATAAATTAAAAGAATTGGATTAAATGCCTTAAAAATAATAATTGAAAGCCCCTTAAGGTAAGAGTGCTATGTTCAATTGGATTCAGTAATCGTAAATCGATAAATATAGGAGTTTTTAGCCTATATGCGGAGTGTTCTAAGGGCTTGGATAATAAAAATAATATTAAAAACATTATAAAAACATGGAATAACAAAACTACAACTCTAACCCAAACTAGAATCCTAAGAAATTCAACAACGGTAACAAAGTTTAATACAGCAAGACTAGTAATAGAAATGTAAACCCCAAATACACCAACCCCAGACTAGTGAGTGACGAGGCTTTTAGAAGATAAGTTAAAAAAGTTTTAGATGAGAGAGACAAAGAATCTTATGTAGTAGACTTAGAATCTTAAATAGCTAAAATGGCCACTCAACTTAAAAAATAATATGATATAACTGGATCACCTGAGGGATTAGTTAATAGCTATAAAGGAAACACTAAATTACAATCTGCTTTGAGTGAGTTGGAACAATCCTTACCACTTTATGGTATATCTACTTCTGATGCTAGGACTATAGACCCCGAAATTACCTATTAATAACTACAAAATATTAGAGCGAAAACGAACAGTGCTTTGATGAATTTAGATATAGCCAAAAGAACTAAAATGCTAACGGAGAATGGTTTGAACGATGAATTTTTTGATAGGGAATTGACAAAACCAGATTACGATGGTATTTCTGAGTAAGTAGAACAGTTATATAACACCTCAAAGAATGCAGCAGGCCCTGGTGCAACTATAAATACAGACTACCCCTCTAAAAAACGAATAAGAGAAATAATTCTATTAGATTATTGGTAAGAAGTTGCTAAGTATGCTGCTCCCTTGATAATGAAACACGGACCTAAGATATTAACTAAGATAGCTAATGATTACTTGATACCGGCTATAGGTAAGTTACCAGACGATCACTTAGTAAAGAGGATATCCACCGGTATGCAAGATTTACTTAAATACTAAGGAGGAGATGAAGGTTACAACGCTTTAGATTAAGGTAATTTTTCAAAAGATCCCTATAAATTATCCAGAAATCCAG